TTGATGTTATTGAGAAAGACAAAAAGAAAGAAAAAGAGATTATTGATAATTTACCACCTATTGAAGAGCCATCACCATCGCCAGTAGTACCATCACCTTCACCAAGTCTAGAAATTCCTAGTCCATCTCCTAGTCCTGAAGTACCATCACCTTCCAAAGAGGCGACACCAGAACCTACTCCACCAGTACCAAGTCCATCGCCTGATTATAAAAAGAAGTTTGTTGCATCTTCAACGGAAGCAGAAATACTTCATTCAAAGAATAAAAAGTTTAATGAAGCTATTGAAAAAGCCGGTCAGATCCCAGAACCAACAGAAGAAGAGTTGGTTGCAGAATATCCAGAATGGGATGTTATGAGCGATTTTGAAAAGAAAATTGCTAAGAACGATTTGAAAAATACCAAAAAGCTAGCATTTATTGAGTCCATATCATCAGAATTTAAAGATATGGACAAATGGAATCAAACAGTCGATACTTTCTTGTCTGATCCTAAAGTAGTAATAGATAATCCAGAACTAGAAGGAAAAGAAGAAGAATTCAAGGGCTTTGCCACTAAAGAATCAAGAAGGGGTGCAGATCTTGGGGATTTAGTAAACGCTTTCCTTTACCAGAAGAAGGCTCTAACTCCTGCAAAAAATAAAGGTAAAATGTTTGAAGTTGGTACAGGTGGGGCAAATGATAAAGATAAGCCAAGATCTAACAAAATTTCGATAGAAGAAAGCGAAAGACTAAGAAGGCTTGATTACAAAACATACTTGAAATACCTAAAAGCAGGCCGAATTGAATCTAAAATAGACTAATTTAATTTTCCCTATTGACAAGATTCATAGCCGTAGAATATAGTTATTTATAGATAAAACTTCCTAACCTTCAATAGAAGCCGGTAAGTAAAAAATCAATTTTTTTATTTACTAATATGTCAGCAAGAGCAACAACAATAGCACAAGGTTTTAGCAACAGATTACTCAAAGAGATGTATGACAGATCTTTATTGGACTACATCGTAAACAGAGATTATCAAGGTGAGATCAACGGAGTTGGTTCAACTTTGAATATAATGAACTTCTCCAGAATTTCCGAAAAGACTTACACGGGTGCAAACTTGACAGCAGATTCATTAGAGGAAAACAATGCAACTCTTACAATAGATCAAAAGAAATCCTTCTACTGGAAAGAACTTACAATTGATAATTGGGCATCTTATATTAAAGATCCACATTCAACAGTAGTCGCACAAAAAGCAGATGAAAGAAACAAGAATATGGATGAGTATGTCTTAGGGCTTCATGCAGATATTGGTGCAGGAAACAGAGTTGGAACTGATTATACAACCGGAGATGTCACAGTTGATGCAGTAACTGGAGTAGTCACTGGAAACGGAACAACCTTTACATCAGCAATGGTTGGAAAAGGATTTAAAGCAGATGGTCACACAAAATGGTACAGAGTTGCAACTTATTCAGGAGCAACCTCTATAACAATTGAAGATGATCTTGATGATATAGCAACAGCATATACAGGTGGAGCAATCTCAGGTGGATCTAGCTACATAGTTCAAGCAAATACCGCAGTTGCAATAACAACCGCTAATTTCTTACAAAAAGTTGCAGATCTTAAACAAAAATTGGATGAAGCAGAAAAATATGGATACAATGCAGTTCCAGATTCAGACAGATTCTTAATTGTACCTCCAGAATTTGAAAATGTAATGGTCAGAGCAACAGGTGTAGCTCTACATGTACCAGCAGTTTATGAAGATCTTATCAAGAAAGGTATGATTACCGAACTATTAGGGTTCAAGATATTTAGATCAAATAGATTATCCGGAGACAATACTGATGGATACCACATGATTGGTGGACATGCTAACTGGATGACTTTCGCAGAGAAGTTACTTACAGCAACCATTGAAGAGGACTTAATTGGAAACTTCGGATCAGCTTACAAAGACTTATTTGTATACGGAGCAAAGGTAACAGATGCAAGACGACATTTCGCAGGAGAGATCTTAGCAACATTCTAAGAGTAGTATTAAAACCTAAGTTTTTAATAACGCCTAAGTTAGTAAGTACCTAGGCTTTAATTAAAGAGTTAGGTTTTTTTAGTATTAAAAACATGAGTACATATTTTGAAATAAAATCAGATTTACCAGCAAAGACACAAGCTGAGATTACAAGAATCTCGGCTATTACTAGTACCCTAAGAACAGCTACAGAATCAGCATTTTTGTCAGCCTTAACCCCTTATTTGACAAATGTAGTTCGTGCTTACGATCAAAACGATTTAATAATTGAAGCAGAAGGCAATACAGTTCCTACAGGTTATACAAACTTCAGAGTTGGTGCAATCTTTAGAGATCTTGATAAAACCGGAATGAATGTTTATATCAACACTGGAACTATTACTTCAGCAGTTTGGTCATTACTAGGTGGAAATGTAATCTCAGCATCACCATCACTTTCGATTTCGCCAACACAAAGTGCATCACCATCAGTTTCTGTATCTTTATCACCATCATTATCAGCTTCTCCAAGTTCAAGTGCAAGTTTGTCGCCCTCTTTGTCAGCGTCGCCAAGTGCATCACCAAGTTTAAGTGCTTCGCTAAGTCCGTCAGTTTCGACCTCTCTATCACCTAGTTTGAGTGCCTCTCCAAGTGCAAGTCCTTCATTGTCACCATCTTTGTCTGCATCACCTAGTGCCTCTCCAAGCTTGAGTGCATCTCTTTCGCCATCTGTCTCAACCAGTTTGTCACCTTCTGTTTCAACAAGCCTTTCACCATCTGTATCTGAATCGCTAAGTCCGTCAGTCTCAAAATCCGCATCACCAAGTCCAACACTTTCAGCTTCGCCATCGCTTAGTCCTAGTTTGTCTCAAAGCCCAAGTGCCAGCCCTTCTGCCTCCGCCAGTAGATCACCATCAGTTTCTGAAAGTAGAAGTCCTTCAGTTTCACCAAGTAGATCAGCCTCCCTTAGTCCTAGTTTGTCAACCTCACCATCCAGTTCTGCATCTCTTAGCCCGTCGCTATCAGCCAGCCCTTCAAGTTCTGCAAGTGCCTCTGTCTCACCATCACCTTCATTCCCTGATGTTTAACACTTGACTTCAAGCGGTAGTAATCTTTAGAATTAAATATGGTCAAAGATTTATTATCAATTATTATTCCTTCACGAAACGAACCATATTTAGCGAGAACTATTCAGGATTTATTAGAGAAATCTACAGGAAAGATAGAAATTATTGCGGTTTTTGATGGTTATTGGCCGGAAGTTAATGATATTTCTACAGATAAACGCGTAAATTACATCCATTTTACTAATCCAAGGGGTATGAGAAACGCGATAAACAGTGGAGTTGCTATCTCAAATGGTGAATTTGTTATGAAAATTGATGCTCACTGTATGGTGGAAAAAGGATTTGACGAGGTTCTAAAGCGAAACTGTGAGGTCGATTGGGTAGTTGTTCCTCGAAGATATGCTCTAGATCCTGTTCAGTGGGCTTTAATTGATAATCCTAAGTATCCAGTTGATTATATGTATTTGTCAAAAGATCTTCATGGAGAAGTCTGGACTGAGAAAAATAATGATGAATCATTAAAAACAAAAGAAGTTGATGAACT